CGGACAACGAGAGGATCTATATCGAAGCGGTGAGACGCCGGGGCGAGAGGATCCTGACGGCGAAGCCACGGATCAAGATATCGACGATACACAAAGCCAAGGGTGGCGAGGCGGATAACGTCGCTCTCCTGCTAGACTCCAATCGTATTTTTACTGAAGGTCCGGACCAAGATTCCGAGGTCAGGACTTTTTACGTCGGCGCTACCAGAGCGAAGAAGGCTCTGCACGTCATTGAACCCCAAACAAGATATGGATTTGCACTATGAAAACAAGAGAAGACTTTCTAACCGAAGCAGAGAAACTAATCAACGGACCGAGGGCGAAGGAGTACGGACCAGCGAAGCTGAACCATCAGCGCATCGCAGACATCTGGACTATTATGCTTCAGAAGAAATTGAATGCAGACATTACCCCAGAGGAAGTGGTTGCCTGTATGGTTGGTTTGAAGCTAGCGCGTCTGGCAGAGGACATCAGCAAGAAGGACTCATGGACAGACATCATTGGTTATGCAGCATTAGGAGGCGAAATTGTCAGCGACGAAAGCTAAGAAGGACCTGCATGAAGATCAATACCATATGATGCAGTTCGCTGGTCGCGGTGGCTGGGGCGATGCAACAGCAGGCAACTGGACGCCGCCGTCTGGGTATCCGGATCTATCAGCAAGTAAGTATCTTGCTGTTGACTTGGAAACCAGAGACCCAAACATCAAAACTCTTGGACCGGGTTGGACGCGGAAAGACGGGTACGTCATTGGTATTGCTATCTCGAACGGTGACTACAGTGCCTACTATCCTATCCGCCATGAAGGTGGTGGAAACCTACCAGAGAAAGCCACGCTGCGCTGGCTTGCCAAGCAGATGGCTACGCCTGATGTACCGAAAGTATTTCACAACGCCCTGTATGATCTGGGCTGGCTACGGGCAGAGGGGATCGAGGTCCAAGGACGGATCATCGATACCATGATAGCCGCGCCTCTACTGGACGAGAACCGCTGGTCATACAGCTTGAACGCTTTGGGTGGTCACTACCTCAAGGAGTACAAGAACGAACGCAACATGACAGCATTTGCCAATCAGATGGGTGTAGATCCGAAGGCAGATATGTGGCGGCTGCCAGCCGATATTGTTGGTGAATACGCCGAGCAGGACGCAGCTTTGACCTTGCGCCTGTGGCAGAGGCTTGAGGGCGAACTGAGGGCAGAAGAATGTGAGGCTATCTTCAACCTTGAAGCGTCACTCATTCCTGTTCTGTTTGAGATGAAGACACGGGGTGTGCGTGTTGATGTGGATCGAGCCGATGTAGTGCGTAAGGACCTTGAAAAAAGAGAGAAGAACCTACTTAAAGAAGTCAAGGATGAAACGGGGGTGACGATTGAGCCATGGGTTGCCACATCGATAGCAAAAGCTTTCGACGCAATGGGGCTGTCGTACCCTACGACAGAGAAGTCCAACGTGCCGAGCTTCACAAAACAGTTTCTTACGACTCACGAACATCCTCTTGCTCAGAAGATTGTAAAGCTTCGTGAGTACAACAAAGCTAACACGACATTTATTGAGACAATACTTGAGCATTCGCATAACGGCAGAATCCACTGTGATTTCAATCAGTTAAGATCCGATGACGGAGGTACGGTGACGGGGAGATTCTCTTCTAGCAACCCGAACCTACAACAAATACCAGCTCGTGATCCGGAAATCAAGGCAATGATCCGTGGCTTGTTCATTCCTGAAGAGGGTACACAGTGGGGATCGTTTGACTATGCGTCACAAGAGCCTCGTTGGTTGGCACATTATTGCGCCAGCATGAAGCCAGCGCACCCTGCGATTGAGGATGTGGTGCAAATGTACCGTGACGGTGACGCAGACTTTCACCAAATGGTTGCAGACTTAGCAGGAATTTCCCGTAAAGAGGCTAAGACCGTGAACCTCGGGATCATGTATGGTATGGGGCGTGGTAAATTGGCAACAGTTTTAGACATCAACGAGGATGAAGCCAAGGCTTTGCTTGCTAAGTATCATGAAAACGTGCCCTTCGTGAAGGGGATCGCGGACCGAGCTGCAATGCAGGCGGAAGAACATGGTGTGATTCGCACTTGGTTAGGCAGAAAGTGTCGCTTCAATATGTGGGAACCAAAGTCATACGGCTACAACAAGCCTCTGCCTTTGGAAGAAGCGGCAAAGGAATACGGTGGTAAGGGCATGATCCGCCGTGCGTTTACATACAAAGCTTTGAACAAACTAATTCAGGGATCAAGTGCTGACCAAACAAAGAAGGCGATGGTTGATTGTGCAAATGAGGGGCTACTGCCTATGCTCACGGTGCACGATGAATTGTGCTTCAGTGTTGAGGATGAAAGTCAAGCAAACAAGATTGTTGACATTATGTCTAATTGTATACCGGATTTGAAAGTTCCTTTCGAGGTTGATGCGGAACTAGGTGCAAACTGGGGAGAAGTAGGATGACCAATCAACAGTTATTTAATGAATATTTTAGATATGACCCACAGACAGGGAAGATTTATTGGAAGACTAGCAAAGGAAACAAAAGAAAGGGGAAAGAAGCAGGTTCACTGTTATCAACCAAATGGATCCACTCTGAAAGAAGAAGGACACGAGTTGACAACAGGAAGTGGTACACCGCCCAGATTATCTGGATTATGCACCACGGAGATATACCAGAAGGATTTTTTATTGACCATATAAACGGCGTCGCAACAGATGACCGGATAGAAAATCTACGTCTTGCTACACCGGAGCAAAATGCAAGAAATAGAAACCTCTCAAAGTCAAACACGTCTGGTGTGACAGGGGTTTCTTACAAAAAAGCGTCGGGTAAATGGGTAGCAACTATACATAAAGGCCGTGGTAAATTTATTCATATTGGCCTTTATGAAGATAAAGAGCATGCCGTTATTGCTAGGAAAGCAGCAGAAAAAGTATTAGGATATACTTGCAGAGAAGGAGAAGTAAGATGAAGTGTTGGCATTGTGGGACAGAGCTTATCTGGGGCGGGGATCACGACATCAGTGAAGAGTTTAGCGGTGAGTACATTATGATAACTAATCTATCTTGTCCTGAGTGCAGGACAGAGGTAGATGTATGGCTGCCCGGAGAGCCTTTGGAAGAAACTGAAGACTAGTCAGCCAGTGCTTTCATGCGTTGACACAAACGCTCCGCCCGATTGGTTACCTGACTGTACCATTTCGAGTCTTTCATCTGGGCTGCTGCCTCATTCCACCGCCGTGCATCGACGGCTTCCTTCATTTTCTTGAACTTGGACAGCCTCGGAAGCCCCATATTGAACATCATGTTGGCAATGATCAATTGTGCCTCTTCTGGTAACTTGTTGAAATCCTTGTATAATTTTCCGCAATCTGAGGCCGTTCGTACAAGATCGTCGCGTAATAGTACTCTCACGCGCTCGAGAGAGACCTTTGTGCCCACTGGTTTGCCGTATTCCTCGTCATTTTCGGTGATCAAGTGCCCAACACCTACGGTTGGGTAGCCAAGGTGGTCAAGATAGACTTCGAGAACGCAGCCCTCGTCGGCTTCGATCTCAGCTGACAGCTGTTCTAGGTTCATTTACTGTGTCCTCTGTGCGATTTGCAGATTCTTCATAGCAGTGATGGGGTTAGAGCCAAGCAACGAAGGATCTATTTGTCCTGTCGTTGTGGCAGGTGCAGCAAGCAACGAAGGATCTATTTGTCCTGTCGTTGTGGCAGGTGCAGTAGGCTGCGGGGTGGATGTTTGTGCTGGGCTGGGGGCAGCGGTCAGAGGACCGAGGTCGACGACTGGTGCAGCTTGGTCCTTGGTTTCTTGTTCTACACCACCGAGCGGCATATTACGGTACTCGTTCTTAATTGCGTTCAACTCTGAAAGAGGTAGCTTGTTACCGTTTTGACGAACATCTTTTCTAACTTCGGAACTTATGTCCATTGGTACAAATTTTCCACGCATCAGCTGACCAATGTTTGATATTTTGTACCTCTTCAGTGCCCGTCTGATTTCAGAATCAGACTTTCCTAGCTTACGCATATCCTGAACCACTTGGTACATTTCACTTTGTGTGCGGTACAACGCATCGTTTGCACTGCGATAAGTGTCAATTGCATCAGCTGGATCAAGTACACCCTTTGTCCGAACAGCGGTGTTGAAAATCTGTTTAGCACCAGAGCTGTTGTCAGAGTAGTTGTAGGAACTGTACATAACAATGTTTTCAGGATTGACTTCCACTTCAGTCACCCCTGTCATCATACGCATAAACTCACTGACAGCCTTGCGCTCGTTACCAGCTGGGTCAACATTGTTGTTGGTGAAGCTACGGAACAAACGTCCAGCCTCAAAGCCGGGCATCTGAGTAGCTTTCTTCTGTGGCTTTAACTCAAACAGAAGATCAGCAGCACCGGGCATGAACGCATCAGCTATGTGGGTAAAGCTCTTGTATATTTTTGTGCCCGGATCATCAACTTCTCTGTAAACCTTGGCGCCTGTTTGCGTTACCCCACCACGAGTGGTGACATCTAACATCTTCTCAGTGATGATAGACTCCCCAAAGAACGGTGCAAACAATTCACCAACAGACCCCATCACGGCATCAAAGGCTACACTCTCTGGATCTTT